AATTGCCCCCATACCAGTGGTTTCTGTAGATGTCACTTGTACTGTTGCGACATTTGTACTTGATGTGCCTGTACCAACATTAGGGTCAAACGATGGGCCAATTATCCTTAGTCTTCTATTTCCAGGGGTACCAGTGCCAATCCCAACATTTCCATCATTAGCAATCGTCAACGCATCAGTGAAACTTATTGTTGCATCAGCAGAACCTGACCCAGCTACTCTAAAAACGTGTGTTCCATCAAATTGGTCATATCTTGATGCTTCATCAGCGACTATGTATTTCCAGGTCGCATCAGTCGCTCGATATACGTTATTTGTAAGTGCTAAAATAGAACCAGCAGCTTGTGATGCCGTTCCTTGTAATCCGACAGTTCCAGCTATTTGCAATGCTCTGTAATTAGTATCAACTGCTTCAGGTGTGACTCCAATTCCAACATTTCCAGAGGAGTTAATTGTAAATCTTAGATTATTTCCACCAGTTGCTATTTGAAAATTATTAGTTGCCCTAATCAGAGCATCGTCAGTGCTTGATCCTGTTAAATGTGTAGAACCTCCTGAGCCATAGTATGCTTTTTGATTACCACTATGTCTTACAGTTAGTCCTCCACCACCAACAGCAGTTGTGTTTACAAGTATTGGATAGTAGCCAGTAGAATCAATATGAAGTGAGCTGTTGGCTTCAGGACTCGCAGTGCCAATTCCTACCCGTCCAGAATCCCCTTCAACTACAAAATGCGTGGAATTGACCTTGAGATCATTACCAGATGCAGATCCAGTGTTGACGTTCAGGGTTGCACTTGAGGCTATTGTCAGATCCGTTCCATCCCCCTCAATTTTTTCACCATCATTTCCAAAAGTCAGACCAACGCCAGACGGAACATTAATATCAGAGGTTGCAGTCAGATTAATGTCTGCACCAGATGTCAGTGTCAGGTCAGTGTTATCTCCTTCTATCTTCTCACCAGTGCCAAATGTAATTCCTACATTAGCAGGAACAACAACGTCCGTGGTTGCGGTCAGGTTGATTGCTCCACCAGATGCAACCGTCAGATCAGTTCCATCTCCGACAATGTATTCACCTCCTTTGTCAAAAAAGTAGAGTCTACGGTCATCTGCCATCCTGACAACCTCGTTGCCGTCATATTGCTTAAATATGATGTCCTTAGCGTCTACTTCATTCTCGATGACTAGATCAGAAGAGGAGTTGCTGATTTTTCCGATTGCAGTTCCATTATCCTTGAAAGTCAGGACTCCAGAGTTTGAGTCCAGATTGATGTCACCTTCAGCATCTAAAGTTATCGTGTTTGACCCACCAGTTGCAGCAATGGAGATATTTCCACCAAAAGAGGTGGATGTGGTGAGCATGGTGCCTGTCTCATCTGGCACCGTGATGTTGTTGGACCCTGCAGAAGACCCTGTGTATTTTAATATGACGTAGGCATCAGACCCTGCAGACCCATCATACTTGTAGAGCAGTATGTCTGCATGAGCCATTTTTGAACCACTAAAAGGAGTTAGATTGGTGTCAAACTCAAAACGGTAGATCCCTGATCCAAATAACACTTGAGCATCAGTACCTGACATTCCATCAATTGATCCCCCCGTGGTCTTCACTGATGCACCGTTGGTGATCTGCACTGCTTGTCCTGAACCGTTGTACCAGTAAAGGTTTCCCCCTTGCTGATACACTGAATAATTAGTCCCAGAACCCGTTGCCCCAGAGTCAAAGGTCACACGTTTAAGTTCGATGGCAGCATTGCTATTGAACTCCAGGTCTGCATTGATGTTTAGAGCAGACGGTGTGAGTTGGACCCCCTTACCACTGGTGTGATCGTGGGTGTCTATGGTCTCAAAGTTCTCATTGACCTGAGTTGCCCAATCTGGACCTGTAGTGACCCCAACTGAGGGTTCATTCAGACTCATGTTGGTAGTGGTCATCTCTAACTCCTAGAAAAAGTAAATGTCTGCAGTAGCAGTTGCAGAACCCTTCAGTAAGATGAACAGGTTCTTGTCTGTGTTTTCGGTGTCTGACTCAAAGATCACGGAGTTACTCTGTAATCGTGTAATGATAAAACCCTCATAGGTTCTCCCCAGACCATGATTGACTCTGGTATCTGTGGTCTCAATAGACAGATCCTTGATGAGCACCCCGTCTGATATGGGTAACTGCAGGAGGGGTGAGAGTGTAGTCTTGATATGACTTTGTAGACGGTTGACCTCTGCATTCTCTGAGTGGATCTGTGTAAAGTTGACTCTGCTCATGCGTAATAGAACTTCTGATAACTGACCACATCGGTGACGGTCTGTGGTTCTCCTGCATCCCGGTTCTGGGACTCAGTGATCATCCTCTCTTTCAACATATTCTTCTGCACCATAAGTCCTGTGACATCCTGCTCCTCCTTGACCAACATTTTAATTGCAGAGTCTACAATGATGTACTCATCCCATCCTGTGTAGAAGTCAAACACAGACTCCACAGTTCCAATGGATGTGGGTGCAGACAGGGCAGAAGAGTCCAGGTCTGTGACAATCGTAGTTGCCGTAACAGATTGAACCGTTTGCTGAGAGTTGTAATCCGTAGCCAGAAACCCTGAGACATTCACCACATCATCTGCAACGAACGAGTGACTGCTCACCGTGTAGGTGGTGGTACTTCCTCTGGTGACTCCAGAGGGAGTGACAGACTCCAGTTTCCGAGGTGACGGGATGTAGAACACTTTAATACTGTCAGAAGTTGACGGTACAGGTGTGAACACAATCGAGTTTTTCTGTAAACGGTATCGGTAGTCCCTTGCATAGACGGTGAGGGAGTTCCTTGTCCGTTGTGCCCAATTGTAACGTCTGAGTGGGACAGATTCAGTGGACGTTACCACCAAATCCACCCCTCTCAGTTTGTAGAAATCTGATGGCAGACTGTACGAATCCGTTCCAGAGGTGAGGGAGATCGTACTGGAAGTGGTGAAATAGTCCTCATTGAAGTTCTCACCTATGAGGTTATACAACTCACCCCATGAGTTATTGAGATACCGTGTGAGTTCAGTGTCATCCACAAACTGACTGTTCTCCATGTCTGCACGTTGCCGTGTCAGAGTCCTCAACTCTGTGAGGGTAACGTAATCAGTCATAAGACATCATGATTCCGTGTATTGCCATTAGGACGGTCTCCTCATCTCCGCTTTTCATAGCTTTGACGAGTTCTTTTGCCATCTCTTTCTGCTCATCGGAGTATTCATACTCCTCCATCTCTTCTTCAGAGACCTCTTCAGTCTCTTCATAAGACCCCCCCATTTTAGACTTGAGGGGGCCAAGAATGATGGTTGCTGCTTCAGGTCCCATCATGTGTCCTCCGTTACGTGATGTCCGTATTTCGGAGAAACAGACTAAAATGGACCCGATTGTTGGCATTGGCAGCAATGTCTGCTGCACTGGTGCCTGTAATCGTGCGGATCACGATGGTTCCTGCACTGGTGACATCGACTGCCCCAAACTGGACTTTGCTATCTCCTGCAGCATTGAGTGCAAGGGAGCACTGTCCAGAGATGAGACCTCCGTAGGTGTCTTCCAGTGTGACCGTGAATTCACCCGTCCCGGTACGAGCAACACTCCAACCCTTGCCAGTGTTATTGGCAGAGTCAGGACTGCTTGAAGCATTCGTGGTGAATGATCCTGCAACGATTTTGAGTTCTGGATTCAGGGCTTGTACGTCCCTGAAAACTCTACTTGCCATGTTTCCTCCTTATGGAAGTGCAATACGGCAATTGAACCCAGGAGCACTACAGGCCAATTGACCGTAGAATCCCACACGAACCTCTACACCATCGTCTGAGGATTGGCGTAACATTCGGTTCCCGTCTACATCGATGATGCTGACAGGTTCTCCGATGGTACACAGTTGCCATGTATCCATCTGGAGGGCATAGGCTATGCCTGTAGGACAATCCTTATCAGGGATTATCTTGGCTACTCCGTAGGGTGCATACATTTCCATTGAACGGAATCCTGATCCAGTATTGGGATCAACTTCACGTTGAACGGTGGACTCCAGTTCCTTCTCCAGAGCAATGAAGTCTGAGAAAGAAACAAAGATGGTATCAGGTGCTCCACCTTCTCTGGCTGCCCGTCCCAGACCTGCAATGAGAGATTCCTCT